CGGAGCGGTAGTTCTCCAGAGCGCCCCGGTACTGCTCGCCTGCAACCTGCATGAACTGCTGCTTGGTTTCCGGCAGCAGTTTCTCGCCTGTGAGGAGAGCGTTGTACTTCATCCGGATCCAGTCCGGCACGCCGGCCGCATTCTGCGCATTCGCCGCTTCTCCTGGCAGTACGGCACTGTCCGGATCGATGGTCTTCATGAATGCAAATACGAAGGCTATGTCCGCCGGGCCTCCGGTGAGCCTGCCCGCACTCAGCAGCCGCTCGTATCCGTCGCGCACTTTGACGAAGGTGCCTGTCGCTTTCGTGTAGTCGTCACGCAGCTGCGATTCAATCGGGACAACCCGGTTTGCTCCAGCAGTCGCGTTTGCCTCCCGCGCCCGGGCGTCGGTCATGTCCTGGCCATGCCTCTGGGTGGCGATGCTCTCCGCATGATGACGGTCCGACTGATTCATAGTCGCCGTCTTGAACATCTCCTCCACGGCTTTCGCCTGGCGCTCCGCGTTCGTCAGACCGCCGTAGAACTTCCGCTCTGCCTCTTCGCGCAGGTTCCTCGCCGCTTCAGTCTCCGCAGTGTCGGCGTTCGCCACAGTTGTCCGCAGCTCGTAGGGCCACTTCTGCTTTTCGTTGCCGAACTTCTCCGCGTTGCGTGCTTCTTCCGCCTGCTTGTTTCCCGTCTCTACCTGCTTGTCGTAAGCCAGCAGTGCGCGGCCCGCCCGATCCAGACTCACGTCATCGAGCGGTTCGTCCTCACGCAGCAGAGCCGCGGGAACGCCGTCAGACAGAAGCTGCGGAATGATCTGTGTCTTCCATACACCCAAACGCTGGTCTGCCGGCGTCCGTACCAGTGCCGCCAGAGCGTTGCCTATCGATGCCCGGTGCTTGCCTCTCAGTTCCGTCAGCTTCGCCTGCAGCTCGAGAGATTTGATCATCTGCTCTCTCATGCCGGTCGCGATCGCCGGGCCGTACTTGATCGGGTCCACGGCCATCGCTTCTTTCGCGAACTGCTCGTCCGTCATGCCGGCAGCCCGGTAAGGGCCGAGAGCCCGGATCTGAGACATGCTCTCCCGGTCCCTCTCCATCTCGCGAAGCTGCATGTCGGCGATCTTCTGGCGTGTCGCCAGATCGCGCAGAGTGAACGCACGGGCCGCGGCTTCCCCGGGCTGCGTGTTCTCCACGCCCTGGAAGCTCAGCAGAATTCTCGGATCGATCGCCATCAGTAACCCCTCCCCGCTCCGCGCGCCGCACCCGTCCAGCTCCAGTTGGCGCCGTCGAATCCGCCGGCGACTCCCGCGTCCAGTGTGCGGCCCATGTTGTTCAGCCATCCGCTCCAGGCGTTCGCCCGTCCGACATGACCGGTAGCCGTTGCCTGCGCCCGGTCCATCCGCCGGTCGCCCTGATACCGTCCGACGTTCATCAGGTTGTTCGAGATGGCCTGGCCTCTCCACTGGTCGAGTACATTCGCGCCTTCCGCTCCGCGCATCCGCACGGTACCGGCTCCCTCGGCGCCTCTCATGCGAAGATCGGAGGCGGCCAGCCCGCCCGTCATGGTGTTGCGGCTCTGCACTGCCGAAGCGTTGAAGCCGATGTCCGCCAGATTCGTCAGGCCCTTCGTCTGCATGTCGAAGTCGGCTCTGCTGCGATCCCAGGCGTTCTGGTATTCCTGGGATGCCACACCCTGGGAGTAACGCGCCATGGCCTTCATCGCCGCGCCGCCCAGTGCTCCTCCGCGGGCCGCTGCGCTGCGCTCGAGAGCCTTCGCGCCCTCCTGGAGACGGAACTGATACCCGGGGTCTTCCTCGAGGTTGACGGGCCCCGGGCCCTTCGTAACGAGATCGCCGAGCCGGGTGAAGGCGTTGGCTCCGCCCTGGGCGTACGGATTCAGGCCTGCGTTCGCCTGCTCTGTCGATCGCTCGATTCCCTGCGCGCCGGCTTCCGAAGTGCTCAGCAGCTGCGCGGCGACGTCTTCGGACACACCGAGGATGCGCGCGATCGCGGCCAGTGCCCGGGCGTCGATGTGCTGATTCGCCTCGCCGCCGTACTGGCCGTAAATATCCGCGGAGGCATCCGCCCCCTGCTCGAGCGCTCGCTGCGCGTCACTGATCGCGTTCCGGCCCTGCCGCGCGTTGAAGAAGCCCGTTATGAGACTGAGCACTTGGTTGACTCCGTTTTGAAATTGAGAAGAAAGTTATTTTGCGCGGGTGCGCAGTAACGCAGAGGAAAGCCCCTACAGCTTTACGCAGGGAACAAGGCCTACATTGGCCGGTTCCGCCGTCGCATCGACGGCTAACGTACCCTTGCCGTGCTTGTGGGCGCTTCCCGCGGCCGAGGTGACCGTCTGACCGTTCGTCGCATGGACGTGTCCCGAAGCGGCTACCGTAGCCCCGGTGCCGGACTGCACCGTCGAATTGGATCCATTCACGCCCGTGAAGTCGTTGTTGATCGTGACGCTGTGCGTGTGGCTCGATTCGTCCGCCGTCTCACCGGTGAGACCGGGTGCCACTGCCGCAACATTCGCTCCGGTGTAGCTCGAGGCGCCCTTTGCGTATCGGCCGACTAAGTTCGGTGTGGTGAAGGAAGCTGTCGTCGCGTTGGCCAGGGTGACTGTAACGCTCGATCCGTCGCACAGAGCATAGCCGGAGGGAACGGACCCGGGATACCAGATGATCTCCTTCGCTTCCTTCTGCCCGTCGGCATATGTCCAGGCTGAGCCGGTCCATCGGAAGAGACGGCGATAGTCGGAGGCAGGCGTTCCGGGGTTCTCCGCAAAGAACAGGAAGCCTTCGTCGTGGGTGCCGAGGTCCGCCGGTTTATTGGCCAGCGTGTTCCTCATCACGCCGGAGTGATAGGTCCACACCGGACCCATGGCCGCCACCGTGTCGGCCTGCACAGCCGTGTGCGTGTGGTCCAGTGCCCGGGTGAGGTTCACCGATACACCGGCATTCACCGACGCCACGAAGCGCACCTCCTCCCGTGCCGTGCCCTCGGCGATCAGCAGTTTGTCGCCCCGGACGATGCCGGTAGTTGAGGCCACATTGAGTACTGCGCCGGAGGAGTCCGCATCCACCGTCGTCACAGCCGCGGCGCCTTCCGTGGCTGACCGGATGTAGCGAACCTTGCGGTCGGTCTCGATGAAGAGCGTGCCCGCCCTGCTCTGCCGCGCCGCGTGATGCTCCAGACGGTTGGCATGAGTGTCTTCGATCAGACTCCGATAGCCGGCCAGCAGGTCAAAGAACATCCGCCAGCGGGGCGTGATCCGTCTCTTTTCGCCCGTGATTTCGACTTCCCACGGGACTACGGGTTCCGCGGTGTTCATGCCGTCCCGCCCGATGCGTCGAGGTAAGCCTCGGCGATCGCCATCTGCGCGTCAGAGTCAATCTGCATGCTGTACAGCCGCTCTCTCGAATTGCCCAGACGCCAGTAATCCACTCTGCGGTTGGCGGCCGTCCTCACCTTCGATGCCGACCAGCTCGTTCCCTCGTTATCGCTGTAAGCCAGCGAGACCGAAGGCGTGCCCTTCAGGTGAATTCTCAGGTGGTGATGAAAGACCCGCTGGTGCTCGCCGTCGTGAATATAGGGACCGATGCGCAGATAGCGGATGTCGTCGCCGGCATCGTCGTACAGGTCGAGTCCCTGCGTGTAGATCTGGCCTGTGTTCCCGTCCGCCACTAAATGCTTACCGAAGCAGTAGGCGTGGAAGGAACCGCCTCGCCACTGGGTCCATGCAGAGCCCGTCCATCTCAGACGCTCGTGCCACAGGCCCGTTGTCAGGTCGTACACCAGCGTCATGTCGGACTGCGGAAAGCTCAGCACGTAGAACGTGTGGCCGTCTTCCTCGTAGCAGTAGCCCCGGGCGTCGGTGACCGTTCCGGCCGCGTGCATCGCCTGAATCAGATACTCGATGCTTCCCGTCGAGACTCTCTCCGGGGTGCCGCCGGTGGACTTGTACACGATCCCCATGCCGCGCTCGCCCGAGCCCAGCCACAGCAGTGAAGTTCCGTCCGAAGCCACGGACCATGCCGCGTCGGTTCCCACATCGAGCGATGCTCCGGAAAGCCGCTGGAAGGGATAGTCCGCATTGCCGGTGTGCGCCCAGTGGCCGGTGGTCTTGCGTCCCATCAGCCAGAGCAGACCCTTGTGCGCCTGCACTCTCATCAGACGGTCGATCGATCCCGAGCTGCGATAGTCCTCGACGTCGAGGGCATCCCATGTCCCGCCGTCCAGCAGGCCGGAGATCCGGACATTATTCGTCCCGTCCTCGAGTGCCACGAAGTAGCCGTCCAGATACGTCGCGCTCACCATGTTGAAATCGGTGATGGCCGTAACGGCCGTGTCGCAGATGTAGCCGGTGTTCCCGCTCACCACGAGGAGTGAATTTCCGTTCCCGCACATCTGCACGGGTGTGGAGGCGGACGCCAGCTCTCCTCCGGTTCCGATGATCGTTGCCGTGCCGTCGGAGGCGATCTCGTACAGCGTCTGGTCGCCTACGGCAAACAGTCTTTCGTCACCGGCCCACAGTCCTCTGACCGGTGAATCGATCGACGAGAAGACCTCGAGCCCGGGGACGCCCTGCAGCATCGCCTTGCTCTTGCCGTTCGCCGCCGGATCCGCGGAGACGAACAGGTTCACACAGCGCGCGTAAGCCCACAGACCGTCACGCGACTGGTAGGTACCGCCGACAAATCCAAAGGGCTTGCCCATCTCAGTAACTGCCTCGCAGAATGTCCCAGTTATTCCTGCTGACTAATGCGTCGTCGCACACCAGCTCGCCGACTCTGTGGTTGTTGCGTTTGATCTTCGCGACTGCCTGGCGTGCGCTCTCTTTGATCTCGGAGAGCAGTGCCATCGGTACCGCCGTCTTCACATGGAGCAAAGCCCGAGGGGCCAGTGCAACGGCAAGCGACAGCTCGAGGGCCAGAGGATAGCCCTGGGGAAGGTGATACGTCGTGTCCTGATCCGCGAACTGCTCCAGCTGTGCCGGGTAGTAGAGGGCAAGGGAGTCTCCCGCATTCGGAGCGCACTCGAGACGGATGGTCATCGTCGGCCATCCCCCGTCGCTCAGTACTTCGACCGGATACTCCGTCCCTCCCGACGGAATGATGCCCGCCGCGTCGATGCGCGGAGGCCGCGTCCCGTCGAGCTCGCCCTCGAGACCCAGCGTGTACTCCTGCTGTCCCGCGGTTAATGAGTAGACATCTCGCGCTACGGAAGGAACGAGAAGACTCTCCGTGTTCCACTGGTCGAGGATCTTGTTCAGCTTGTCGCGCCCGTCATCCAGCCATTCCGGATTCGGTGTCGCCCCCGCTCTCAACACGCCCAGCTCGCGCAGGGCGTTGTAGGTAAGGCTGTACGAAGACACTGCGGGTGCGGTCCCGACCGGGGACCCGCCGCCCCATACCTGACTGGCCATGTTAGTTGGCGCCTTTCATGATCCACTGGCTCGGTGAGCCCTGGCCGTCACAGACCAGCTCGACAATGCAGTTGGCCGTAGGGCAGGTATAGTCGCCCTGCGGAATATAGACCTTGTTTCCGCTGGCTGAGGATGCGCTCTGGTTGCGGATGATCATCGTCTGTCCGAGTGCATTGAGTACCGTCAGTCTTCGTCCGGAGGTCGATGCGCTGCAGCCGGAGAAGCCGGTGATCTCGAAGGAGCCGGTGGCGCCGAAGAGCTTCACGAATCCCGTATTGCCGATGGCCAGATTGTGATTTGCACCGTTGGCCACCGCGATCAGACCCAGTGCTACCGTGTCGTAACCGGCCTGGTATGTGGCGCCCGCGGAGTTCTCGCTGTAGACATTCGTGCCGTTGTTGTTCCAGTAACTGAAATATCCGCTGAACGATCCGCCCGATGCGCCCATGTTGGCCTGGAACAAGTTGCCCGCAAAGGCTGCCGTGCGCTGATCGGCCTGGAACAGATTCCCGTTTGTGCTGTACTCGTCAAACAGCGCATAGTGGATCACGTTCTCTGCCTCGGCGGGATTGCTCACGCCCGTAAAGTTGCGCGTGGAAATGACAGATGCGTTGGCCTGTGCCCCGGGCATTGCCGTCGCGAAGACGGAAGCCGTTCCCGCCTGGCCGTAGTTGTCGGCACGCAATGCGTTGCCCGTCGTTACGCCCTGGGTGTTCGAGATGTTGACCGCGTCACCTAAATTCTCGCCATTCTGGAAAAATACACAGGTAGTATCTTTCCCGGGTGTTCCGCACCAGGTGTGATACGCGCCGTTCCCTGTGGAGACGATGTTCTTCGCCGACGTCGAAGCATTGATCCACTGCGCGATGGAGCACTGGTCGGCCGTGGTCGTACAGGTGTTGCCTAACAGATTGAGGTTCGTCAGAATCGTTCCCGCGCCGGCACGGAGTGTCGTTGACGTGTAGGTCGAGGCGGACTTGATGACGGACGTCAGGATGTTCTCGCCGTAGATCTGCAAACCGGCGGGAATCAGTCCCGAGGGTGCGATCCATGTGCAGCCCGCCGGGATGTACAACCGCGTGTGGCCGTTGGACAGGGCGGTCTGAACGGCGGTGTTGACATCCGATCCGTTGCACACGGCTCCATCATTCCGGATATCTCTCGCGCCGGCGGCATTGGCGACGTTTGAAAGATTGGTGCCGAGGATCGCTTCAATGGCCTTGATCTCCGCGCGCAGTGCGTTGATGTCCCAGGCACTCGGGACATTGGCTACTTCCCGGTTCGCATAATGTGTTGCGGCCGTTGTCCCGTCAAATCCCCTGACCACCGTCAGGACGCTGCCGGAGACGCTCGTCACACTGACGATCTCGTTTTCGATCGTCAGCAGCATATTCGCCAGGATGCTGGTGGCGTCATGTACCGTGATCTGCGTATCGGCGGGGCCGATGGAATAACGCAGCTTCGTCCGCAGGAAATTGCGGCTCACCTTCAGATCGCTGTCGGTCGCCACATTGCCGGGGAAGCGGGCGGTCTGCGCGTCCGCGGCAAGGCACACCAGTGCCAGAAGGAATACAAGTCGTTTCATCGTCGTTTCTCGTTATCGGACCGACACCAGAACCCAGAGGTCGGCGATGTCGTCGTAGAAGAGCGTGGCCACGCAGTACTGCGCGCTGGGGCAGGTCACGTCCGTGCCCTGCGGATTGAAGACCCGGTAAGACGCGGTTGCGCTGCCGTCAAGATGCCGGATCGTCATCTGCTGGCCGAGGCTGTTCCAGATCGTCAGGTGCTGGCCGTCCGCCCCCGGCACGATGCCGTTGATCTCGAAGGCTCCGGTTGCTCCCGTCAGACGTGCGATTCCCGCGTTGCCGCTCGCTCCGGGGTTGACGGTGTAGTTCGTGCCGTTCGCGACGACGGTGCTTCCCTGCTCGGTCGCGATCGCACCCTTGGTCTGATAAGTGCCGTAGCGGTTGATCTTCAGCCACTGGGTAGCGCTGTTCCGGTACACGAGGACGTTGCCGGAAAACCCTCCGGAGACATCCGCCATCCAGAAGTTCAGGATGTCGCCGGTAAATGTGGCGCCCCGCTGGTTTACTGCCATCATGTAGCCGCTCGTCTTGTTTGCCGTGAAGAACGACATATCCGTGCCGTTCACTTCGGCGCCCGTATCGGACTGGATGGTCATCCCTGCACCCGTGCTCAGACGGCGCACGAGAAGCCCGGTCGCACCCGCGGTGTTTGAGGCGTTCTCGATGCGGACTGCGACTCCTCCGCCATCCATCTGCGCCGCATACCACCCGTCGGCCAGTCCGTAATTGCGGATGTTGGTCAGCGCGATATCCATCGCCGGATCGTCCGCCGGCGGGCCGATCGAGATCGCCTGGACGGTTCGGCCGCTCAGGATCACGTAATCCTGGATGTGCCGGTAATTGCGGTACTCGTCCACCTGGCACTCGTCATCCGCCACATAGCTGCAGGAGTTGCCGAGAGCGTTGACGTTCGACAGTCGGACTCTGGGCTGCGCGATCAGCGCATAGGTAGTCGGGTCGGCCGCCGCCTTGATGCGGGATGTCTTGGAGTCTTCGCCGATCACCCACACGCCGGCGGGAATGCCGTTGCCGTCCTGCGGGACCACCCATGTGCAGCCCGCGGGAATGAACAGCCGCGTGTGGCCGTTATCCAGAGCTTCCTGCACCGCCTCGTTGCTGTCCGTGCCGTCGCACACCGCGCCGTCGTTCCGGATGTCCCGGGCGCCCGCAGAGTTCGGCACGTTGCTGAGATTCGTGCCCAGCATCGCTTCGATGGCAATCACTTCCTTGCGCAGAGCGTTGATGTCCCAGGCCGTCAGGTAGTTGCCGATCTCTTTTCCGGCCGCGTGCCGCCGGGCTGTCGTGCCGTCGTATCCGCGGACCACCGTCAGCACGCTGCCCGACACGCTCGTCACCGAGACGATCTCCGACTCCTGATTGTTCGGATACGAGAGCTGCGCGCCGATGGTCAGCAGCATGTTGGCCACGATGTTCGTGGCGTCGGTGACCGTGATGTCGGTCTGGGATGCCGTGATCGAATAGCGGAGCTTTGCCCTGACGAAGTTGCGGCTCACCTTCAGATCGGAGTCCGTGGCGACACTGGAGGGAAACCGTGCCGTCTGCGCGTCCGCGGCAAGGCACACCAGTGCCAGCACGGAGAGGAGTCTCTTCATGGTTTTGCTCTTTTTGTGTGGAAATTACTCGGTCGGGGCCTGCGCGGGAGGAGCGATGCCGAGTGTCGCGGCATTCATGCTCGCTATGCTCTGCTTCGCTTCGTTTGCCGTCGCGGCGATTTCCTGCGGGACCGTGCGTCCGAAGCCCGGAGCGATGACGACGGCTAACGCTGCCTGCAAAGCCTGCTCATAGCCGGGAGGAAGGTCGATGCTGTCTGACGTTGCGCTGAATGTCGACAGCGCCTTGACCGAGTACAGCTCGAGCGTCCCGCCCGTCGCCGGGGTGGGAGTCAGCCAGATGGTTCCCGTCGGATAGCCCCCGTCATAGAACAGTGCCTTCGCAAAGAGGCCTGCTCTGGACTTGTCGGCGATGGCCGCCCACTGCTCCGCGGTCACAATCTCGACACCTTCCACCGCTCCGGACACGTTGACCGATGCGGAGATGATCTTCAGCGGCCGCGCCACGTTGATCGTCGCGCCCGAACCGATCGTGAAGGACGCGGAGCCGTTCATCGCGTGCGTGTCACGCGTCACCTTGTAGATCGGGAGACCCGCGGCGGACCAGCTGCCAATCAGACGGTTGAACGCGCGAAAGGCGGAATCGAGATCGGAGGACGCCGGCGTCTCGCCCGGGTCGTGTACGCCGATCAGTACCAGCGTGTCTGTCAAAAACTCAGCTACCGTAGCCATTATTCAGTCACCGCCGGCTGTAATTTCAGTTGCGCGTTCATCTGTGCGATCGCAGCCCGCGCTCTGGCTGCTTCTTCCTTCACATCAGGACTCGGGGCCTTGCCGAACTCCGCGGCGATTACCTCGGCGAAGCTGTACACCAGTGCCTGCTCGTAGCCCGGCGGGAAGCTGACTGTCGTTGCGAGAGAGGCAATCGCAGTCAATGGCTTCAGGCTGTCGATGATCAGCGTGCTGCCCGATGCCGGCTTGGGGAAGACCCGCAGCGTCATCGTGGGATGGCCGTAATCGGGGTAGAGCAGTTCGGCGAAGCTCCCGGTCATCGTTGTGTCGGGGATCGCTGCAAACTCTTCCGCTGTGGCGATCTTCGTGGGTCTCTGCGCGCCGGAGGATGCCTTGGTCGCCGCCGCGATGATCTTCACCGGCCGGGTCGTGTTGATGGTGGCCGACGGCCCCATCGTGTAGCTCGCCGCTCCGGTGCTCGTGTGCTCGTCGCGCGATACCTGATGGATGGCGAACTCGCCCTCGCTCCAGCTCGCCAGCAATTGATTCAGCGCCTCGAGGAGATTGGCTGACTCAACCGCGCCGAAGCTGCGATCCCCGCGCAGCTCGCCTATTAAGCGGCCGGACGAATTAACCAGTTGCTGGCCTGTCATTTAATGTCTTTGCCTTTCAAAAAAAGAGGGGCTCCCCGAAAGGAGCCCCTGAGTGTTGAGGAGAGGAACGAACTAGCCGATCAGAACGCAGGACCACTCGGGCCGGCGTGCCGCCCAGCCATAGGCGATGTCGCAGCGGGTCACGAATACGTCGGTGTCGATCTTGTAGTCGCTGACGATGCGGATCGAGATGCCGCTGTCCTTGTCGGTTGCGCGTGAGGCGAAGTGAACGCCCTTGGGCATTTCCAGCGGCACAGTCGCGTAGGTGAACGCATGACGGTGGTACGCCAGGTTCATCGGGTAGCCGGTTGCGGACGAGCCCATCCAGGTGATGGCCTTGTTGTCGCCGGCTGCCGCGCTGACGGTCTTTGTCGGACCGCTGGTCACGATCGACGGAGAGATCGGGAGAGCCGCAATCGCGTTCGTCGATGCGGTCGTGTCCGCGGTGACGGTGAACTGCTGGAGGTAGTCCAGCGTGTCACCGGAGACCGGGTTCACGGCGTACACATCGGCGATGGTGAACTTGTCGCCCTTCTTGATCACGGCCGAAGCGGCGGTCAGGCCGTCGATCGCGATTGTCGAGCCCGTCTGCGATGCGCCGTTGGTCAGCACCGTGCCGGCCACCTGGCCCATCGTGTGGGTGCGGACGTTCTGGCTCATTGCCCAGTCGAAGCCGAAGGCCTGGCCCATGCGGCCGGACTTGTACTGCTTGCCGACTTCGGTTGAGGACTGGAAGAGACCCTTCAGTGCGTCTACCGCGGCAGCCTGTGCGCTCGGGTTGACCACCAGGTGACGGTCGCCGTCCATCGGGCAGCTGTTGTTGTCCAGCTTCGCGCCGGCGGCCAGAATCTTCGTGGTGCCGCTGGTGGCGAGCGTCTCGCCTGCCGTGCCGGCCCAGTTCGGGGTCTTCTGGTAAGCCAGAGTCAGACCGCTGACCTCAAATGCGTTCGCCAATGATACGGCGGCCGAGTTCAGGTAGCGATCCGCGAAGCGGTCGATCGAAAGCGTCAGGTCCTTGGACGTGAACTGGAAGGCAACGTTCTTTCGCTCGTTGATGACAAGCGGAACGCTGGTTTCCGTGACGTCCTGAATCTGAGATGTGATGTCGTGACCGTCGTTGGCCACGAAACGCACGGGGACGCGCAGGTTGAAGGTGTCGCCGATCTTGTCGAAGCGCTCATCGTATTCGTGAGAGGCGCCTGCGGCGAACGAAAGATTGTTGCGGAACCGCATCAGCAATTCGTTTGCGATGACGGTCGGAGTAAGAACAGTATTTGCCACTTAAAGTTTTCCTTGTAAAGTGGTCAGCGCTCCCCCGCGCGCCGGCGTCGAACGTACTCGTCGAAGTCGGTGACTTCGGTGAGCGGCTTCTTCGCGTTTGCGCTGGCTTTGGCGCCGACAGGCCGGATGGGTTCCGGCGCTTTGGTTACGGGGACTTCCTTTTTTGGCTCAGAGGGTTTGGTCAGAAGCGCTGCTTCGATACGACCGATGGCACGCGCCGACTGAACGGCGTCCATCGAGGCAATCCGTCCCGCTACGTCAGGATTCTTCGCCAGCCAGTAGGCCAGCTGCGGGCCGTGCTCGCTCTCGAGAAGCATTTCGCGAACATGCTTCGAGACCGGCACATCGGCCGCGTTCTCCATTACCTCGTCGTAGTCGGATACCGATTCGCGGACGGCGTTCTCGCGCTCTGCCCACGAATCCACCAGCTGACGCTCGCGGTATTCCCGGGCGGCCTTCTTCGCCTCCGCATCCTTCGCCTGCAGCTTCTGCTCGACTTTCCAGTCGGTCAGTGCTTCCTGATACTCATCCCATGTCTGGAACTGATCCTGACGGGGCTTGCCTTCGGCCTTCGGTGTCTCTTCCGGCCGCGCAGCGTTTCCGCCAGCCTGCCTCTCGAGTTCCGCTAATCGCTGGGCCAGCTCATGCTTCTCGCGTGTGAGCTGAGAGATTCTGCGCTGGAATCCGCCTTTCGGCTTCTTCTCTTCGCCTTTCTCTTCCTCGTCAGACTTCTGTTCGGTCTGAGCCTTATCCTCCGACGTTCCCGATTCGTCAGCGCTTTCAGCCTTCTCCTCTTCAGGAGTAGCTACGGGTGCTTCTTCTGTGGTCTCCGGAGCCTTGCCCGTCGTTCTCCACTGCTGATAGGCAGCAAAGTCCTCAGGCATGACCACGGGGGCCGTGTCGTTGTCTTGCATCGTTTGTCCTCGATGGATTGGTACGCCGCGTACTATGCGCCCACGGCTGGGCGGTATATGGACAAACCTTGCGGTTTGCCCGAAAATTGATTAGTTATGCGTACTGCAACCGATCCTCTCGAGGGACTGCGCTGGACCCTCGCCCGTCCCGACGGTACGCCCGTACAGGCAGACGAACGCCTGCGCTCACAGGTCCGTGCGTATGCGCAGCAATGGCTGAAGCAGAATCAGTCGCTGCCGCAGCGGGACCATCCGGTCCGGGTTGCGGGCCAGAAGCTCGTTGAGGACTGGTTCGACGGAGAGTACGTTATCTCTTTCTCGTCGTCGCGCGGGTCCGGAAATCCGGCATAGGAGCTTTGCTGGCCCACGGCGAAAGCTCGCCGCCGTTCACAACCAGGTCAACGATAAACTTCCGCACGCTTGCCGGGTCTGTCGACAGGCCCATATTGTGCATCGTGTATGCCGCCTGGCGCTCCAGCACGTCCAGGGCATCGCCACGGGGTGATACGAGTCCGGTCAGCGGCCCGCCGCCAAACCACCGTCCCGCCTGAGCCATGCCCCAGGGGAGACCGCCCGTGTCCTCGGCGATCGAGCCGAAGTGCCGCTCTGCCGGTCCGTACTCGTTCTTCGTGAAGCCGCCTGCCTCGCTGAAGTACGGGTGGTACCGGGAAGCTCGCGACTGCCCGGCCGCTTCGTGCGTGTCCCCCGTAAATGAGTACCGGAAGTCTCCCGACTTTTGCATCGCATAGGTCGGAATCTTGTAATGTTCGGTCAGGTTGTTGAGCAGTACGTGTTCCGGTGTCAGACCGTCAATCACGCGCCGCACACCCTCCCTGTGAACCGGCAGCAGGGGAAGCCCCTGTCCGTATCGCTGCTTGAACTCGGCCATGGCGCGCTTCACGTTCGCGTCACTCAGCGGAACGCCCCGCTTGTCCAGCCCGCGGAGGAAGTTGCCGACAGCCTGCTCGTTGTAGATCGAGTTGCGGGCGGAGCCCTGCGCCGTCTGCCACGCCCAGTCGTTGAAGACCTGTGCCGGATATCCCCGCTGCATCAGCTCCACCTTCAGCGGATACAGCGATGCGTAGAAGGTCTCGCCGCCCAGCGGCAGGCCCTTCAGTATCTGGCCCTTGATCAGTTCCCGGGTGATCGGGTCTTCATACATCTCGTCGACATAACTCATGTCGGCGCGTCCGGTGGCCCGGGAACGCGGGAAGCGATGCTGTTCGACGTCAGGGAAGCCCTCGAGAGCATCCTGTATGAGGCGCCGGTCAAAGATGCCGTAATCTTCCGGCACCCAGATGTCCGTCGGCCGCTTCAGGAAGTCGCGCGTCTCCTGAACGCGCTTCTCCACCTCCGCCGGCGTGTTCTGCATTCGCCGCTTTTTGGGGTCACTATATCGGCCGGGGCGGAGATCACCGTAGAGGTCTTCGAGATAAGGCCTGTCCCACTCCTGCCACTTCAGCTTCGCCGCGGCTTCCTTCGTGGGGTTCTTCGCGTTCGCCATGCTCTCGGCAACCCGAGCTACCGAACTCTCGGCAGGAACGTATACCGTCTTCCCTCCCGACTTTCTGGTGTCGCCGGGGACTGTCTTGCCTTTCGCGTTGACGACCGTACCCAGCAACAGTGCTGTCAGCAAAGGGTCCGCACCCAGCTTCTCCGTGAGCCATGCCAGACCGTCGCCGATCTTCTCGCCCACGGGACTGGCTGCCACCATGTCGCCGACGACATCCGCCGGGTTCAGCGGCAGACCGTTGTTCTCGATCGGTCCGTCTTTTTCGTGTACGTCCTGGGTCAGCCGGGCGACAGCGTCTTTCTGCTTGTCCCGGTACAGCCAGTGTGTCCGCGGCAATGATGTGCGGAGGATGTCGTCCAGCTGCGGCGACACACGGACGTGTTTACGCTGCGGCACGGTCTTCGCCCTCTCTCATCTGCAGCTGCTGCATGTGCGAACGGTCGGACTGCTCGCTTGCGATGGCAGCGTCCATGTCCCGGGCTTCGAGATTGTGTGCGTGCTGCATCGCGGCTGATTCGGTGGAGTACAGGTGATCGATCTTCGCTTTCAGCAATGCCTGCTCGGCACGGAAAGCTTCGATATCGATAACCTGAGCCGACTGCATCTCCGCCTTGCGGAGTTCCACTTCTGCCTGAATGGCAGCGATGCGTTCTCTCGACTCGAGTTCCATGCGCTTGAGTTCCGCCTGGGAAGACTGCTCGACAGACTTCTGCTCGATCGCCTGGCTCGTTTCGTTCAGAGCCTGCGTCAACTGCTCGTTCATCACTGACAACTGCTGCAGCTGTGCCTGAATCTGCGGAGGAACGGGCATCTGCTTGTCGTCTTCTACCAGTTCCGGCGGAAGGGCCTTCTTCAGGCGTTCTGCAATTGCCTTCGAGCCCGGCCAGTCCATGTTGCCGACTAACAGGTCGCCGGCGACAGCCATCAGCTGAGGAGCTGCCTGCGTTAACTGCAGCATGGCTTCCGCGGCCTGCTGACGCTTGCTGCCGTAGGAAGGGCCTACCGAAACCGTCACGTCGTACTTGCCGGTGGAAAGATCGTAAATCTTCTCGA